GATATCGTGAGCATGAGCCGGTTTTTAATTTCAAATACAAAACCACAAACCCTTACGCAAAGCCGATTGAAATAATCAAGGCTTGCGATTGTTTCGATTATCAGGCGTGCGAAGTGCCGGATTATGACGAAACCCCGGCCGCAAAACTTGTTGACTCAATACGCCGCGCAGCCATTCGTGCCTTGCCCGGATATGACGGCGCATCATGGGGGATTCAATAATGCTAGAAATTATCGGCCTTCTAATCGGCCTTGCGGCCGTCGTCTTAATCATGCGCCCATGGGGGCTCAAATGACCGTCGCATACTATCGAGTCAGCACAGACAGCCAGGGCCAATCCGGCCTTGGGCTGGAGGCGCAGAGGGCGGCTGTCTTGGCCTTCATGCGCGACCAGGCACCCGCGGCGGAGTTTGTCGAGGTGGAATCAGGGCGAAACCCAGACCGGCCGCAGCTCAAGGCTGCCATGGAGTACGCCAAAGCAAACGACGCCACGCTGATTGTGGCCAAGCTCGACCGCCTGGCGCGTGACGTGAAAATGATTCTCGCAATTGTGGATTCTGGCGTGCGGGTCCGGTTTATTGATCTGCCGGACATTGACACCAGCACAGCCACCGGGCGGCTTATTTTGACCGTCATGGCCTCCCTTGCAGAGTTTGAAGCCCGACGTATCAGCGAGCGCACGCGAGACGCCTTGAGGGCTAAGAAGGCCCGAGGCGAGCACTGGCAGTCAGGCGACCCAAGCAAGGGAGCAAGGGCCGCAGCTTTGGCCAGGGTAGAGCGCAACCTTGTAGCCCATCAAGCCATCGCGGCCACCGTCGCAGAGCTCCAGCAGTACGGGTGCCAATCTCTGCGCCAGATCGCCCGCGGTCTTGAGGCGCGAGGCGTGAAAACTGTCACCGGCAAAACCGTCTGGCGTGCCAGCCAGGTGGCCGCCGTACTCGGGAGGGCATGACGTGGAGATTGTCTGGAAAACGGCCGTCTGGTGCCTGGCCATCGCCTTATGGATTATCGCCGGCATGGTGACAGACCCGACCGTCAGGGAACACCGCAAGAGGAAAAAACAGGAGAAGTTAGCCATGGATTTTCACAGCAAACTGGAAAGAGGAGCGCCACGCGATGAATAACGTCAAACAGTTAAGCCCACAGCCACGCCGACCGGCTCAGTTTTTGAGCTTGCTGGATGGTAAACCGTACACCGTAGCAGCCAAGACCAATATTCGGGAGACATTCCGCCGGCTGGGCTGGGTCGGACCGGAAGGGCAAAAGATCAGGAGGGGCCAGGCATGACACAAGAGCAATGGACTTTGTCAGCTCTGAGAAGGGGCAAAAAATGAACCGCGTGGGACGCGCTCAAGGGTTGCCGTTGTTTTCGGCTGGCTGCCCGGGTGAGTGATCTCAGAAAGCAGGGCTTCAGGATCACGACCGAAATGGTGTACGCCGGCGGCAAGGTTTATGCGCGTTACAAATTAAACAAAAGGAGGGGTTGAAAATGTCAGTCAGAATCAAAGCATTGGAACAAGCCATCAAGACACTCAATGCGCTCGGGTTGAGTTACGCGATCGAAGGGTTTAACGGGGAAATCCTTGGGGGCCTTGAAGTCGCCAAGAAAAAAACGAAAGCGGATTATGCGCCAAAAGGAACCTATAAAAACGTGATCCTTCCGCATATTGCCACGATGACAGTCGGCGACGTGGCCGTGATCCCTGCTGGGGCGTTTGATATATCGACGTTCCAGTCTAGGGTGGCTGCCACCGCTAACCACCTTTGGGGCTCCGGGTCATATAAAACCGCGGTCGTCGGTAACACAGTCGAAATTTTACGCGTCCAATAGGGGGAAATCATGGTCGGAAAATTAACGCCAGACCACATGGCGTCGGCTTCGGTCGTGCCTGCGCTCATGGGCTTGAGCAAATACCAGAGCCCGAATGACGTACTGCTGGGCTGCATTGGCGCCATTGATGGCAAACCGCGGCCGGATATCGGAAACGAGGCGATGGCTTGGGGGAACACGCTAGAGCGTCCGATATTGCAAGAGGCGGCTTTGCGGCTCGGGTTGGATAATCTGGACATCAGCCACGATAAGCCGTACTTCCATCAATTCTGGCGGATTGCCTGCTCCCTGGACGGGACAGCCATTGGACGCGGGCAGCTAATCGAGCACGACCCAGACAGAGGGGTTTACGTCATCGGCGCGGGCAGTATCACCCTGGACGGGCTGGGCGTACTTGAGGCCAAGCTCACCGCCTCGGATGTCGAGGACGTGCCGCCCTTGTGGCGTGGCCCGGTCCAGCTCCAGGCGCAAATGGCCATCACCGGCAGCACATGGGGCGCGGTCTGCACGCTGTACCGCGGCGTCACCCTTCGCATTTACCTATTTGCACCCCACGCCGGCACCCTGGCGGCCATTGAAACCGCGGTCCATGACCTCGACCGACGGCTCACCGCGTACCGCGAGACCGGGACGATTGAGTACTACCCGCCGACCGACTCGGCCGACGCCGACCGCACCTGGCCGGCCGCAAACGAGGATGCCGACCCGCTATGGCTACCGGGCGCTGATGAATCCATAATTTCTGAGCTGCTAAATGAAAAAGAAAAGATAAAAACTGCACAGAAAAACATCGACGATTTGGAGAAGGCCATCAAGGAGAAAATGAAAGAGGCGTCATGCGCGCGGGTGGGGTCGTATGAAATCCGCTGGCCCATGCGCCACTATAAAGCCAAGGCCGCGTACACAGTCGAAGCCACCGAGGCTCGGTCTGTGCGCCAGTCAACACTTACAATCAAGGAGAAGAAATGAGCAACATAGTCAGCCAAGGCTTTGCGCCAGTTACCCTGGACGAAGCCATGAAGTTTAGCGAAATGTTGGCGCGGTCCAGCATGGTGCCGAAGGCGTACCAGGGCAAGCCAGAGGATGTCTTGGTCGCTTGCCAATGGGGCCGCGAGATCGGTCTGGCACCGATGCAGGCGCTCCAAAATATCGCCGTGATTAACGGCAAGCCGAGCGTGTACGGTGACGCAGCTATGGCCTTGGTGCAGGCCAGTCCGGTATGCGACAACATCGAGGAGTACATGGAAGGCGAGGACACGGAAAACCCGATCGCGGTCTGCATTGCGCACCGCAAAGGACGCACGCCAGTTAAGGTTACGTTCTCGGTGCAAGACGCTGTGCGCGCTAACCTATGGGGCAAGCAGGGACCGTGGACACAGTACCCGAAACGTATGATGCAGATGCGAGCTCGCGGGTTTGCTCTGCGCGATGCGTTCCCGGATGTCCTGAAGGGGCTCATTACCGCGGAGGAGGCGCAGGATTACCCTGACCAACCGGCCAAGGACATCACGCCAGCCAAGCCGGCCAATCCGTTGGACATATTGCCTGCGCCGGTTTCGCAGCCAGAAAATTTTAATGGCACCTGGTCGCCAGAGATTGACGACGATGACATACCGGAGACCGCGTTTGTAAATGAGCCGGAGCCAGAAGTCGAAGAAGTCGTGGTGACCACCGGCGATTGGAACCTAGAAATCCCTGGCAAGCCGGCACAGAGTTACGCCAGCCAGGCCGAATGGTCCAATGCCTTTGAGGAAATGGCAGCCAAAGTCATGGCTACCAAGCTCTCGCCGACCGATAAGATGGCCAAGCTAGACTCGCTTAAGGACGCCAACAAGGCGGCGCTCAAGCGCATGACAATCGAGCACAGACTAGCCCATACAAAGGAGCTGGCCCGCAGGCGTACCGAGTTAGGACTCTGACAGATACAAAGCGCGTTCGTCTTTACGGCGTTTGACCAGGCCGGCAAGCTCTTTACCGCCGGCTTTGGTCCACGCCATGAACGCTTCGGCTGCCTCGGCAAACTCACCGCGGTTATGCTTCATGCGGATGGTAGATCGCTGGAGGTTTCCGAGTCCGACATTGAAGCTAAAGCTAACAAGGGCGTCGAAGCGGCCTTGAGTGAGATTTTGAGGGCAAAGTCGTAGCACTCCTCGCTCAAATGTAGCCAGGTCTGCGCCAAGGATTTGGTCCACTTCTGCCATGCTAAGAGTTCTGTCCCAGCCGTCTGGAATGGGGAGGGTTTTTCTGTCATTCAAAGGTATCCTAGTATGAGCGGGATCAATAACGTGACCGACACCAACAGTCCACAGTAAAGCAGGGCAGCGATAAGGACGAAGTGTGGTTCCTTCATGGGGCTTGATCATTTCAATTGCTTGGGAACATACACGCATGGAC